GCTTTGATCGCGGACGCTTCGACTGCGTACAAAGAACTCCGTCGCGCAGAATACCCAACAGTCGAAGACATAGCAGACGCCCTGTTCAAGAAAGAGGCAGGCGATTCAACGGAATGGGATGCACTTGCTGCTCAACGCGAAGCAATCAAAGCAAAGTATCCAAAACCATAATTTAAGGAGTAAACATGACTACTTTATCAGGTTTATTTCTAATCGCAGTTAAACCAACCGTAACGCCGACTGGTACAACACAAACAATTGATTGGGATGATGGTAATGCTCAAGTTATTGATCTCGGTTCCGCAACATGAGACGTAACGCTCACGTTATCAAATCCTAGTTCTGGTGCCAGCTACATGATAAAGGTCATTCAAGGAGCAACGGCCAGAGATGTTGTATTGCCAAGTAGCGTGTTGGTCCCAGGTGGTTCTGCTCCGACCACACTTGACATAAGTACGACAGACAACTCTATTGACACTGTTGCTTTGTATTATAATATAGAAGATTACGCCCAAGAAGATGATGATAATTAATCCGCAAAAAAGAATAGAATATGATATACTCAAATAAAACATCATTCTATCGCATCCCTATAGCTATGGATGGCGATCTCTTAAACGAAGCCGATAATGTGCAACAAATGCAGATGATCGGAAATTCCTTAGAAGCTGGAAATGGAATTGTAACTGCTGGGGTTATTAAAGAAGGAAGTTTTGTCGAAATTCCAGATTCTGGTTCTGGTCGAAAACTACTTCTTCAGCCTATATCGGGAATCTCAATCGATTCTTTAATGAATGGTGGACTTGCAAGATCGAGTGCTGAAATATCTTGGGAAGGATTGTATTCTGGAAATTTTTATTATATATATCTTCAAACTTTTAATGATGATATATTTAGAGATCCTACTGCTTTTGTTCCAGTAATTAAAACAATTCCAGTTTCTATTGATAACAATAATTTTCTTTATTTAGCCACTTATGATTTAACAGGCGAATCTCCAGTCTTAAACACAAATCCTTTTGGGAAAATATATGCTTACGGATTCACAAAGCATATATCAGACCAATCAGATCCCCATAGTTCTACATGGACTCAAACAAATTTAACAGTAACAGGATCTTTAAATATTAATCTTAAATCAAATCAAAGTATAAATGTAAATCAAGAAAGTATTTTGTCTTCTGCTCCTTTAGTTGTTTTGAGTCATGCAGCAGAAGGTTCCATATTTAGAGAAACAGAACTTGGAGATATTCGTATAACAGAAAACGGAGATATTAGGATAATAGAAGGAAATGTAGATTTTGTTCCTATTATTCGTTCTACTGATGAATTTATATTTTCTGATATTAGAACCGACATTTTGTTGTCCGAGACGGGAGAAATTTCTTTTGATAACGAAAAGGATTCTGTTGTTGGTGCTATAAATGAGAATTACGAAGATAATACAAACAATACAAACTCTATAACTACCAATACTAATAATATAAAAATAAACACAGAAAATATTCAAAAAAATATAGGAGGATCATTTGTTGATTTAGGCTCTGGTACATATCAAACTGCAAATAGGGAAAGTTCTCCTGTTAATATATGGTATAGACGAACAGTTTGTCAATTTGTTTATACCGCTACAGAATTGATTGCCGCAGGAACACCTATTTCAAATCCTATATTAAATAAAATTGGATGGTATGTAACTCAATCCCCTGTGTATGACATTCCAGGATATACAATTAAAATGAAGCATGTTACGGCTTCTGATGTTAGTAGTCCTCTTGGTACAGGAGGATGGACAGAAGTCAAGAGTGCCTTTACATACTCTCCTACAGAAGGCGGATATGATTTAATTGATTTCGATCAAAATTTTGTTTGGAATGGAGTAGATAATATAGGAATTGAAGTGTGTTGGTCTCAAGTTCCAGAAGGATATTCTGCCTCTGGAAAATGTCGATTTTATTCTGTTTATGATGGATATATTTATGGTTGGACTGATAGTTCTGGAGATTCCTGTGGTGAAATCCCCTATAAAACATCTTCACATAAACCTCAAGCAAGAATTGCCCTTGTCGGTGATTCATCAATAGAGAGTAATAGGCTTAATATAGAAATTAATACAGAAAACATATTAGAAAATCAAATAGATATCAATCAAAATATGATAAATATTTTAACTAATAAAAATTCAATTACGGGAAATATATCAAATATATCATTAAATTCTAACAATATTTTTATCAATACAAATGCAATTACTGGAAATGCCTTAAATTTAGCGACAAATGCTTCTAATATAACTACACTTATTGGACAATCTGATATTAATTCTTTTGATATTTCATATCATACGATTCAGTTGTTAGATACACGTCAAAGAATTGAAGCATTAGAGTGTGCAGTATTTGGATGGTGTTCTTCAAGTTCATCTAGTTCTTCAATATTGAGTAGTTCATCTAGTTCATCTAGTTCTTTTTGATTTCGAAGGTGAATTACGATAGTTACTTGAAAAAGAAAGCCCAATTTTCTAATGTTTATCCTTTAGGTTTGGGTAGTTCACCCAAAAATTAAAGCATAATTATTAACATTAAGTTTTCTTTTTTAAAAACTTTTGTAATCGAAAATTATGTCTTATGATTTGAAATTGTTATTTGTCTTAAAAAAATACAAAATATAAATAAACAATCCACAAATATAAAGCTTTATGATATAAAGGATAACAAATTAGTTATAAAAAAATCATTAGCATTTTTAAGATATTTCAATATAATTATCAATAACACCAGCAACATTTGATTTGTAACGGTAAAATAAGATAAGATTAAACATTTTAATGTACATTTTGAGATTAACCGATTGAAAGGAGCGTAGTTATGAGTTGTGAAATTCTTGCATTTTCGACGGAAGATTGTCACGCATGTGACATACTTAAACCTATTGTTAAAGAAGCCGCAAATAAAGTAGGAATAGAGGTAAAAGATCTTGATCCTACTGTCGAAATCGAATTAGCTCAAAAATATAATGTATCAATAGTTCCTACTTTTGTTTTGTTGGACTTAAATGGAGAATTTATAGAGTCTGTAGATGGATTTGTTGATGATGATACTATAAATTCATTTCTTTCACTCGCAGATAAAGAGGTAGTTGCTTAATATGACATCGATAAAAAGACATTCAAGATTAAGAACTGCAATTAAAAGAAGTGTACACTTTGTTCTAACCGACGCGTTCGCAGATTCTTTAACCGGAGTTTCAAAAAATTTTACTCGTGAATTTTGGCAATATTTAGACGATCCAAATTCAACAACGAGAAAGGTTATTAGAAAAAAGGCATTTAATGTTTGGAGTAATGCGGGAGAAGACGTTCTTTCTGCAAACTTTACAGAGGGGTCATTAATAGTTATAACAAAACGTGGGTCAGAAATAGAATTAGCACTGAAAGAAACTGTTGGAACTATAACTGTACTCAATAAAATAAACGTAGAAGAAGCTCAAGAAGGAGACATAAATAGTTTAGAAAATGATCGTAAATTTGAAGAAATATGGAATAAGCTAATTTATACTAATGGGGAGTATCCTAGTGATTACAGACCTTTAACATCGTCTGTTGCTCAAATGATATCTGCTAGAACGGGAGCTCCTCTTCCTGTAATTTGTTTTGGGTTAAATAAAAAAATCATGCCAAGTAATTTGTCTAATGGATTTGTTGAATTGTCTAAAAAATCTATGCCAAAAGAGGTGTTTGAAGAAAATCTTGTTAATTCGGCTATTCAAGATGGAGTAGCAGAGAGGGTAGGACAAGAAAATAATTTTACATTTAAGGTAAAAAGAGACAAATATAGAGAATGGATAGCAAGAGTTGAAGCTTCTAGGTGGAAAAGCAATGAGGCGGCTCCTTCCGAAGAAATTGCAAATTAAAAATCTTCATAAATTTTAAAATAAAACAATGAAATCAAATTAAAACAAGTATAATAAATATAGGAGAAAATAATGATAGATAAAAAAATACACTCTTTGGCCTCGGATATCGATAGAGGATACGAAATAAAAACGCAGATGAAAGTTCTCGAAAACGAAGGATCTATTATTAAAAAGAAGCTGAGAGAAGCTGCTAAAAAAGAACCAGAAGCTACCCTTGGTTCTGGAGAATCAATTGTTTTACAAGGAAATAAACATAAAGCAAAAATAAATCTTTCAGAAGACAGCTACTCTTTGAAAGAGGATGTGTCCTCTACAGATATCAGAAGAATAAAGGCGGTTCTCGATTCTGGAATTGCAACAATAGAAGAAGGAGTAAAATTAAAGGAAGGTGTTACATTACGCAAAGTAAAAGAGGTTTTAGGTGATAAATTTAGAGACCTCTTTGAGGATGACCTTAAAACGAAAATAGATGCTAAAAAAATGACTGCATGGCTAAATGAAAGAAGAAAGACTGCATCAAGTGAACAAACAGTAGATTCGGCAAATTTTGTTGAACAAAATCTAAATAGAAAACCTAACACTTTGAGAGTAACATTTTCAAAATAACGAGATTAAAAATGACAAGAAGCCATTTTATTGTACCACAAGAAGAAGAAGTTTATCCAAAAGCTACGGTTTTTTATACTATTAATAAAGATCCAACATTGGTTAAACATTCATTTTTTTTAGAACGAAGAATTGAATTTTCTGTAATTTTTAATCCAGAAAAAGAAAACTCATATGTACTTGAAAGAAAAATTTTGGCCGAAGACTATCAAGGATAAAATAATATGCAAGTAGAATTGATTAAAAGAGGTGACGCAAAAAGTTTTAGAGTTCAAATTCTTACCCCTACTGAGCCTTTGCGCCTAGACGGGTATCAATCATGTGAAATGATTATTGCTGAAGATGAGGATTTTGCAAATATTGTTTTAACATTAAGTTCTAACAATTCTAGTGAAGCTATTTTTTATGATAGGTCAAAAGGAATCGTTCAATATAATTTAGTTTCATCACAAACTCAAGTATTAGAACCCGCACAATACCCATATAGAATGAAGATTACAAAAGATAGTGAACATGTATATTCTTTCCACGATGGAATTATAGAAATTCAATCATAATAAAAAATAAAAAGGAAAAAAATTGGCAAATCATAAAGTTGCCAAGAGTGGTTTATTACCTATTAAATTTGATGCCCCAGGACATAGGTCTTTATTCTACCATTCTGGTAAAAATCTATTATATATAGAATCTCCATTTGCGGATAAGAATAACTTATCTCGTCTCGGTGGTATATGGAGTAAAAAAGACCCAAAAGGTTGGAGTTGGTATTTTACAATTTCTAATCTTGAAATGTTATTGGATGAAGTTCCATTTGATACTATTGATCCTAAAATCTCTGAGGTAGCAATCAAAGAAGAAAAACGAATAAATAAATTGGAAATTGTTCGTAGACTTGCTCTTAAAGATCAAAACATATCTCTTCGCGTTCCAGGTCTCAAAAAAATTGATGGTGTATCGTTAAGAAATTATCAAAAACTAGGCGTTCAATTCTCATCTTTGGTTCAGGATGGCTTTCTTCTTGGTGACGAGATGGGTTTAGGGAAATGCGCGACGAAGTATAGCAAAATATTTGTTAAAAAAGTCGGAGCGATATCTTTAGAAGATGTATGGGCTAATCATAGTAATATTAAAACTTCTAAACTAAATAAGGATGGAGAATGGAGAAGCGTTTCTTCTGTTAACGTTTTGGGTTCTGTTAATGGCAAATCTACATATCAAAAAGCAACAAGAATATATCGAGAAAAAGTTAAAAGTATCGCAAAAGTAACGCTTCAAGATGGATCAAAAAACAATGTTGGATATAGACATGCCTTCTTTACAAATGAAAACTGTTGGAAAAAAGTTAAAGATATTAGTGCTGGAGATTGGATTTTAGTCAATAAAAAAATAAACACTAAATTAACTGATAAGTTAGACAAGGAATTTGCAAAATTTCTATCTTGGCAAATAGCCAAAGGATACGAATCAGAAGGAAATTCAGTTACAATTACGCACAAAGATTCTACTATCTTAAAAGATCTACAAATTATTTTTGATAAAACTGGATTAAGCAAGAGTTCGGATAGCGAGATTAAAACCCCTAAAGAAAAAAGTTCATATTTGTATATTTGCTCAAAAGAATATAAAGAACGGATACGACAATCATTCCCCGACTATAAATGGGGGGCTTTGTCTAGAGATAAAATTATTCCCGAAAAAATTGTTAATTCTAGCGACGAGCTAATAGCAGAGTTCTTAAGGAACTATTTTGAAGCAGAAGGATGTTGCAATAAAGAAAATATAGAGGTTAGTTCTAAGTCAGAAAAAATAATCAGATCTCTTCATCTTATGTTGAGAAGATTAGGAATGATAGGAATTGTTTCTAGCAAAACAATTAACACTCCAAAATGGGGAGATGTAACTTATTGGAAGATTACTATTGGTGGAATATACGTCAGAGAGTTTCAAAAAAAGATAGGATTTCTTTTTCTTCAAAAAAATAAGAAATTAGAAATTTTATATGGAAAGGAAGAAAATACAAATTTAGGAAATAGTATTCCCTGTAGACATCTCATCAAAAAATTAGTATCTCTGTCTGGATTGACTAACAAATTAGCAGGAATGGAGTCTAGCGTTTATATTTCGTCAACGTCAGCTTCACAAAACCCATCGGCTAGTAAAACATTGCACATTATAAATTCTATTCGAAATTGTTTAAATAATGGATTACCTAATATTGGGAAGTCTAAGCAGTCTTCTTGTTATGCATCTATCGAAAACAAAATGAAAAAGAACAGATTAGAAATAGAAGACGTTTTAGATCAATTAAGATCTATGATTTATGAAGACTTTGTATGGATGAGAGTAGATTCAATAGAGAATATAGAATATAACGACTATGTTTATGATCTCGAAATTGATGGAGAACACAACTATACCATCGATATGAGTCTTGGTCACAATAGCGTTCAGGCTATAGCTATATCTATGGCAAGAAAAACAATGAACGGTGCTAGTAGATGTCTTGTTATTGCTCCTGCGTCTATCAAATATAACTGGAAAGAAGAATTTGAATTTTGGACTAATGAATCATTTACTATTATAGATGGTCCACCAAATAAAAGAGACGTACTTTGGGATAATGATGATTTTTTTACCGTAGTTAACCCTGAACTTATTGTGCGAGATTTTAATGATGCACCAATACTCAAAAAAGAGTTTGATGTTATTGTTGTTGATGAAATTCACATGCTTAAGAATTACAAATCAAAACGATCTGAGTATGTAAAAAAGTTAAGATTAGCGCAAGGGGGTATCAAAATAGGTCTTTCAGGGACTCCAATTGATGGTCGTCTTGAAGATTTACATAGTATTTTTGAA